CCAGCGTGGGTGCAGCCCGCGCCGCCATGGCCAAGCAGACGGGTCTCGACAAGAAGACGGTGCTCAACATCCGCCCCGCCTTTCTGATCGTGCCGGCATCTCTGGAGCTGAAGGCCGAGCAGCTGGTCGCGCAGAACCTCGTGCCTGCGTCGAGCGGCAATGTGGTGCCACAGTCGATCCGCACGCTCGCGCCGATCAGCGAGCCCCGGCTCGATGCCGCCAGCGAAACCGCCTGGTATCTGGCCGCCAGCCCGAACCAGATCGACACCATTGAGTACGCCTATCTCGAAGGCCAGCAGGGCGCTTACATCGAGACGCGCAACGGCTTCGACGTCGACGGGGTCGAGATCAAGTGCCGCCTCGACTTCGGCGCCAAGGCCATCGACTGGCGCGGCCTCTACAAGAACCCGGGCGCCTGATCCGGCCCCGTCCCTGATACCTGACACCTGAACCCTAACGAGATGGACGGTCCTGACGGGCCGCCCTTCGTCTTTCCAAGAGGATCAAGCCCATGAAGAACTACGTCCAGCCCGGCAACACCATCACCCTGACCGCGCCCTATGCCGTCGTTTCCGGCGACGGCCTGCTCGTCGGCTCCATCTTTGGCGTGGCCGCGGGCAGCGCGGCCCTCGGCGAGACCGTCGAGGCGTCGCTCGTCGGCGTCTTCGACCTGAAGAAGGTGGCCTCCCAGGCATGGGCCGCGGGCGACAAGGTCTACTGGGACAACACCAACAAGGAGGCGACGAAGACCGCCACCGCCAACACGCTCATCGGCGTTGCGACCGAAGCCGTCGCCGGTGGCGCCGGTGACGTCATCGGGCGGGTTCGCCTGAATGGCAGCTTCTGATGTCGGCCATCGCCGCTGCGTTCCAGTCACTGTTCGCCGACCCGAACATGGCGCGGGACGCGAGCTACACGCCAAAGGGCGGCAGTGCCGTCTCCGTCCGGGTCGTCTTGCGCCGGCCCGACCGTGTCTTCGAATTCGGCGAGACACGGTTGCATGCCGCTACGACGCTGCTCGACATTCGCGTCGCCGATGCGCCCAGTCTCGCCGAAGGCGACGGGTTCCAGTTCGACGGTGTCTCCTATGTCGTCCAGGGGGAACCGCACCGGGACGCGGAGCGACTGATCTGGACGGCGGAGCTGCGCGAGGCATGAGGTTCTCGGTCAGCACGATCGGCGACCTCGGCAAGCTGATGAGCGACGAGATCAAGGCCGCCGAGAAGGCCGTCACGGCCGGGATCTTACAGGCCACCGAAGGCCTGAAGACGGAGCTCCGGACGCAGGTCACCTCGGCGGGGCTGGGTCCGAGACTGGCGCGCACCTGGCGCGGACAAGTCTACCCCAAGGGCGAAGACAGCATCCGGGCGGCGGGTCTCGTCTGGTCCAAGGCGCCGGGCATCATCCGCATCTACGAGGACGGCGCGACCATTCGCTCGAAGAACGGCTTCTTCCTCGCGATCCCGACGGCGGCCGCTGGCCGGTACGGGGATGGCGGCCGGAAGATCACGCCGGGTGGATGGGAGCGACGGACCGGGCAACGGCTGCGCTTCGTCTACCGACGCCGCGGTCCCTCTCTCCTCGTGGCCGACGGGATGCGTGCCCGGACAGGCAAGCGTGGTGGCTTCTCTCGCGCGAGCGCTTCCGCACTCCGGACGGGCCGAGGACTGGTGACCGTGCCCATGTTCATCCTGGTTCCGCAGGTCACCCTCGCCAAGCGCCTCGAGGTGGCCGGCGCCGCCGAGCGCTGGGTGAGCCGGCTACCCAGCCTGGTCGTGCGCAACTGGATTTCTGATGGGGACGGGAGCCGCTGATGTCTCGACGTGAACAGATCCTCGCCGCGCTTTCGGTTGTTCTCGCGGGGCAGTTGGCGGCGCCGGTGCGGCGCAACGAGGTGCTGCCCGAGAAGGTGCCCGCCGTCGGTCTCGTCATCCTGCGCGATGGCGAGCCCGGCGAACCCGACATCACCCTCAATCCCCGCACCGAATTCTATGCGCACCGGGTCGAGCTCGAAGTCTATGTGCCGCGAGACCCAAGCGGCGGCGGCGAAGCGGCGCTCGATCAGCTGCTGGGTGCAATCGGGGCCGCCCTGCGTGTCGATGAGACGCTCGGCGGCTTTGCGGAGAACCTGACGCCGTCAGCCCCGGAGACAGGCGCGCTCGCTCTCGAAGGAGCGCCGCCGATGCTGACCGCGCGGATCATCGTCACGATCGAATACCTGGTGAGCGATCCACTCACCGCCTGACCCAACCACGACCCAATCACGGACAAGACGGGAGTCATCCATGCCCAAGGCGCGCGCATATGGCGCGGACGCCACCCTCAAGGCGTGCCGGGAGGCAAGCTACGGGGTCGCGCCGCTCACCGGCTATCAGAGCCTCGATTTCAAATCGACCGATCTCTCCTCGGCCCAGCCGCTCGGGGACGACCCGCTGCTGGGACGCGGGCGCAATGCGCAGGATCCTTATCGCGGCCTCATCACCGACGAGGGCCAGTTGGACATCCCGCTCGACCTGCGTGGAACGGGCTTCTGGCTGACGGGCCTGTTCGGAGACCCGGTGACTACGCCCACGAACGCCAGCGGCTCGATCGTCTTCGCCGTCAATCCCACGGCGGGCGACACGATCACCTTGAACGATACGGTCTGGACGTTCGTCTCCGGTACTGCCGGCGCAGAGGAGACGCAGATCCAGGGAACGGTCACGCAGACCGTCGATCAGCTGGTCAGCGACCTCAACGCATCGGGCGATCCCGAAATCGCCAAATGCACGTATTCCCGGCCGACGAGCACGCAGACCCTCGTCATCGCATTCGATGTCGTCGGGCCGACCGGGAACGCCTTCACGATCTCTGCCTCTGCCGCGGCAGCTTCGGCGGGGACACTGACCGGCGGCGGCTACGCCCATGTCTGGGAGAGCGGCGCCGACGACATCCCGAGCTACACGATCGAGGTCGGCCATCCGAAGCTCACGACGCCGGTGTTCTTCCGTCACCTCGGCACGGTGATGGAGAGCCTGAACTTCGAGATGGGTCAGGAGGGACCGGCAAATGCCCGTCTCCAGCTCGTGGCCCAAGGCGAGGAACGGTTCTCGGCGACGGTCGACGCCAATCCGACGGCCTACGCGCTCCGCCGCTTCAGCCAGGGGCGCGGCTTCATCCGACGCGGCGGTGCGGCGCTCGCGGGCGTCACGGGCGGCAGTCTGACCTTCTCCAACAATCTCGAACGCGTCCGAGTCATCCGCGAGGACGGCAAGATCGAGGCGGCCGATCCCACGTTCGCCTCAGCGGAAGGATCGATGTCGGTACGCTTCGATGGTGCAACGCTCGTGGCCGAGGCCGCCAATGGCGATCCCGTGGCGCTCGAATACGGGTTCACCTTCCCGGAAGGCTACGCGCTGCGCTTCGAGCTGCCGCGCGTCTTCCTGCCCAAGCCCAAATACGCCGTCTCCGGCCCCGGCGGGGTCGAGGCGAGCTTCGACTGGCGCGCCGCTTACGATGACAGCGAAGGCACGATGCTGCGCGCTCACCTCCTGAACGACGTCACAAGCTACACCTGAGGCCATTCCCATGATCCGCCTGAACCTGTCGCGCGAGCCGATCTGGCTCGACCTCGGACATGACGTGCGCGTGCGCGTCGCTCCCCTGACCACCTCGCTCATGGCCGCCGCCCGCAGTGATCCGGCGGTAGCTGCCTTGCCCGAAGGCGCGTCGAACGAGACCATCGCGGTCACCATGGCCAAGGCCCTGGCACGGCTGGTCGTGCTGGAATGGGAGGGGGTGGGCGACGCAGAAGGCAATCCTGTGCCCGTCACACCGGAAGGCATCGACGCGCTGCTGGACATCCTGCCGATCTTCGAGGCCTTCCAGCTCCGCTACGTGTCGAAGGGCCTGTTGCTGGAAGCGGAAAAAAACGGCTCCGCGCCCTCGCCGAATGGCACTTCAGCGGGGGCGACCAGTATTGCCGGTCCTGCCGCGGCATTTGCGGCGAATGTCCTGCCGTCCTGAACCGTCCGCAGACGGTCGAAGGCTGGCAGGTCTGGGATCTCGCCAAAAAGCTCACAGGGCAGCTGCGCGCCGTCCCCGGTGCGATCCTCGGCCTCGACATGACGGCCGCTCTCGCCTGTGCGCAGGCGCTTGGAGTGGACACCCTCGTCTGCGCAGAACTGCTTCCCGAGGTGGAGGGCATGATGGTGCGCGGACTGAACGCGCAAATCAGGACTGATCAAGATGGCTGAGAAACGCGTCTCCGTTCGCCTCGCCGTGGTCGGGGGGCGTGAAGTCAGGGCCGAGCTGCAGGGCATCGGCGATGCGGGCGAGCAAGGCTTCCGTCGGCTATCGCGGGAGATGGACGCCGCGAACAGCCGTGTCGCGGCCTTTTATCGGCGCGCGCAGATCGCAGCCGCCGCCGCGGCGACCGCCTTCGCCGCGGGCGCTGCGGCAATGATCCGCTCCGGCCTTCAGGTCGTGGACGCACAGGCCAAGCTCGCCCAGTCGCTCGGGACCACAGTCGAGAGCATTCAGGTTCTGGAACGCGCCGGCGAACTGGCCGGCGTCTCGATGTCCGGCATCGAACAGGCGACCAAGGACCTCACCCGCCGCCTCAGCCAGGCGGCCGCCGGGACCGGTCCTGCCGTCGCGGCGCTCGAACGGCTCGGG